CATTAAAGCCGTAACTGATGCTAACGCTCGCATTCAAGAACAAATTGAAAGTTTAAGAAAGCGCCAGAAGTTGTGGCTAACAAAACATGACGAAGATATTGCAAAACTACAAACCGCTCTCAATGAGTTACAGCAAATTGATATCGATGCGGAAATTGCGGCACACAAGAGCCTTACTGAATATAACAAAAAGAAGAAAGATATCAGTGACGTATCATCACATCTTCGAAGATCCCAACAGGACCAAGCACGTGAAGATAAAGCTATCCAAAAACTTACTTCGGACTTGGAAGCATTACACGAGCATAAGTGTCATGCCTGTGGACAGGAATTCCACGACGAGAAGCACGAGCAAGTACAGCACAAAAAGCTACAGAGCTTGCAGAAGCTGTTGAAGCATCCGAGAATCACAGTCAACAAGTAAAAACATTTGAGCAAGCACTAGCAGAGCTAGGTGAATTAGGATCTGTTCCTAAAGTATTTTACGACAAGGAAGAAGATGCTATTCACCATCGTAGTACATTAGCTAGCTTACAGCAACAAATTGCAACAAAACAAGACGAGCAAGATCCTTATTCAGAACAAATTGCAGAAATGCAAACACAAGGTGTAGAGGAAATTAATTACGATGTAATGAATGAACTTACAAACGTAAAAGAACACCAAGAGTTTTTGCTAAAACTATTAACCAACAAAGACTCGTTTATTCGTAAACGTATTATTGATCAGAATTTAAGTTATTTGAACGCCCGCTTGGGACAATATCTAGACCGTATTGGCTTACCACACACCGTTAAGTTCAACAATGATCTTAGCGTAAGCATTACGGAACTAGGTAGAGATTTAGACTTTGACAACTTGTCGCGTGGTGAACGCAACCGCTTGATCTTATCATTGAGCTGGGCATTCCGCGATGTTTGGGAAAGTTTATATCAACCTATTAACTTGTTGTTCATTGACGAGTTAGTTGATAGCGGTATGGATAGCTCAGGTGTTGAAAACAGTTTAGCTATCCTGAAAAAGATGAGTCGCGAAGCTAACAAATCAATTTGGTTAGTGTCACACAAAGATGAATTGGCAGGTCGTGTTAACAACACCTTGCACGTAGTAAAAGAGAATGGATTCACAAGCTACAACACCGACGTCGACATTGTTTAACATAGAAGAAATTCATGTTGAACTAAGCAGTAAGTGTACACTAAAATGTCCACGTTGTCCTCGCACGGAGTTAAAGCCCGAGTTCCTTAATAGAGAAATTTCATTAGAAGAATTTAAAACATCATTTGACAGCGTACTACCACTGGTTAAAAAATTAGTGTTTTGCGGAGATGTAGGTGATCCTATCTATGCCAAGGACTTTTTAGATATCATTCGGTATGTTAAAGCCAACAGCCCGGCACGAGTCAGCATTGTTACTAACGGTAGCTATAAAACTGTTAATTGGTGGGTAGAGCTAGGACGCATATTACATTCAACTGATCAAGTTACATTTAGCTTAGATGGCTGGAATCAAGAAACCAACGAGCAGTATCGAGTAAACAGCGATTGGGCCAGCATCGAAGCTGGCATTCGTGCGTTACGTGACAATACTCGTGCCAAGTTAAACTGGAGTGCTATCTACTTTAACTTTAACGAAGACTATGTTAACAATACTATGATGCCAATGGCCAAAGAGTTGGGCTTTGACAGCTTTGAAATTGTTCGCAGTAGCAAGTTTGGGGCACATTATAGTGTTAACGGTGTAGATCCTTTATTACCCTCGCCAGTACATGTTAGTTCTACCAGCATGTATCAAAAACAAAAATTCCATATATCTAAGCCATTTATTCATTTGGTTAAACGTAACACAGCCGCACACGAGTGGGCACGGTGCTTGCGTTGGGAAAAAGAATTGTTTATAAATGTCGACGGCTTGGTATTTCCTTGTCCGTGGTTTAACAGCGGTTATCAACAAAATGATTTTGTGCAAAAGTACAAAGATCGCATGAGCATTAAGACTAGAACGCTACAAGACATCTTAGATGATCCTATGTGGGACGAATTTATTACACGAATTGAACTTATGCCATTGGATGTTTGTAAAATTAAATGCAAGGATTGCCGTGAATAATTATTGCGTAATTCCTTGGACTGAAGTTCATATTAACAGCGACGGCACATACCAAAGTTGTGGTAGTCATAAAAATGTCAAGTCTGGCACTGAGTTTGGTAGCATACACAATGTACAAAACATGACTATTCGTGAATGGATGTCTAGTGAATACCAACAGGATGCTAGAATCAAAAAAGCAAACAATCAAGTAGAGCCATTGTGTGCTACTTGCTACCAAGAAGATTCTGCAGGTAAGAACAGCAAACGCACAAGAGAGTTGGGTAAGTATCCTATTATCCCAATTGAGTATTATCAACCGCAAGTTTCCAAACTACCACGCAGTTATCATATTATATTAGGTAACGAATGTAATTTAGCTTGTAAGATGTGCGGGCCTATGTACAGCAGTCGTATTGCCGCGGAACGTAAGCGTATTGGTTTGTGGAACGGTGCAGTTAGACAAACATGGACTGACAATCAACAAGCATGGGACATGGTTGTTAATACTATGTTGCAAGCAGAAAAACTAGAGTACATACACTTAATTGGCGGCGAACCGTTGCTTATGCCTAGGTTTTACGAACTAATTGATGCGTTATATAACGCAGGTAAAACAGATGTGTACATAGGGTTTACTACCAATGGCATGTTGTTTAACGAAGATTTAATGCGTAAATTACAAGCATTTAGGCATGTGGATATTGGGGTTAGCTTAGAAGGATTGGGTGCTACAAACGACTTTTGTCGCACAGGAGTTGATACTCCCACTGTTATTGCTAACTTAGAAAAGTACCTAACTTATAGAGATCCCGGGCACGTTTATGTAGTATTGCGTACTGTGCCTAGTGCTATAACAGTACACGAATTGGACAAGTTATACAAATGGGCAATTGAACGCAAACTAGACGTAATGAGTACTTTTGTTGCTAATCCTACATGGTTAAGCATTAAACAGTTACCTGCAGACGTCAAACAACGACTTTTACAGCAATATAGTGCATGGGAATACGGCGAAACTGCACTCGCAGGCAACGATAGAAACCCTGTACACTATAGACAGCATATAGATAACGAAGTTAAAGGCATTATTAATTTATTACAACAAGCAAACGATCCAGAACAAACTAAAGAACTATATAACAAATTGCACGAATGGGGTGCTTTTGAGCAAACGGTTATAAGAAATTATTTCTCTACTGCACAACAGCATAACTAATAGTGCAATGACATGGCATTTTCAAGGAAGCGAAGTTACCGAATTACCCGAAGATTGTGTGGGATTTGTCTACATGATCACTAATAATGTTACTGGAAGAAAGTACATTGGTAAAAAGTTAGCTAAGTTTTCTAAAACAACTTACAAAACAGTAAAACTCAAAAACGGCAATAAGAAGAAAAAGAAGATTCGCAGTAAAGTAGACAGTGATTGGCTCACTTATTATGGCTCCAACGAAGAACTAAACAAAGACGTAGTACAATTAGGCACAGAAAACTTTACTAGAGAAATTTTATATTATTGCAAATCTAAGGCAGAGTGTAGTTATATCGAGGCACGTGAGCAATTCACACATAAAGTATTAGAATCAGCAGATTACTACAACGGACATATACAAGTCCGTGTCCATGGCTCTCACATTAAAAACAAACTTTAAATCAGAGGTATTATGGCTAGCACAGGCCAACAACGTGTGCCCAAGACAAGGGGTTTAACTACGCCCGGACGGAAGACTCTTCGCCTCCAAGAGCACTTAGCAACTATCCTTAACAGGACGATGACTGGATATGCCTAATGAACCAGTTTTGCTATTTGAAGGATTTTAGGAAAGGCTAAAAGACGTGGATGCGAATCCACAGGTTAATATAGTATGTTAGCGTATATTATATTAGCTGCCGTTGTGAAAGACGCAACTCGAGGTACCGGACAACCGCCTCTGTAATTGTTGTAACGCTAAGTGACTGTGCTACTCGGATGATGCTACAGATCTTATCTTTGCCCCTAGCGGGCAAAGTGTGACCAATTAATCTGGATGATACTAAAAACAAATCTGTTAAGAAAATAGTTGTTGAACGACAGTGAAACAACAGATCTCGTTAGAGATCTTAAAAGAATGGCATACCTGATTTCTTAGTAGACTCTAGATTATCTTTAATGATTTTCCCTATTAATTCTCTTTCTTGAGAACTTAAGAGCATAGCTTCGCTATAGCTTAGTCCACCTCTCATGAACCAGCACATACGCAGAACTTCGTCTTTTAGGGCTTTTGATTGTTTGTCATGACTTTCTAGGAATGCCACAACATCTGCTTCATTATCTAAGGTCAAAAGCCTTTGCCGAAAAAATTTGCGTAATCGAATGTAAGTTCCATTTGATAGGTTTTACTACATTCGTGACAACCGAGCGTCATAGGTTTAACTTTTGATTGTGCGGCAAATTCAGCTAGCTTTTCTTGTATTTGACGTACCACAGCACTTTCAGCGTTTGTGTAAAATTCATTGATAAATGCAATATCAGTTACACGTTCGCCTGTGTCTAATTCAATATAAGCAGTACTACCAGCAACAGCACTCAACCCTAATTCTACTAATCTTTGCATACTAGCAGTCAAGCGTTGAGCTTTGTCTTCGGGTTCTAAGTCGCTCATATTTAAAATGTTCACTAACTTTTGTTCTTCAAAGCTAACTTGGTTAGCTTGGTTTACATTAAAGTAGTGTTGTGGCTGTAATTTGATTTTTAGATTCTTGTAAACAACAACGTCATTGTAGTTT